CGGATCTCGTAGCAGATCCCCGAGCGGTTGCTGCCGGCGGTGGTGATCACCCACAAGAGCGAGTTGTCGCGCTTGCCGGTGCCGGTCTCGACCACGTCGTAGACGGTGCGCGTCTTGTGCGCGTGCAACTCGTCGATGCAGCCGAGGTGGATGTTCAACCCATCGCGCGTCGAGCCTTCCGCCGACAGTGCCTCGAACTTCGAGCCGCTCGCAGCACATGAATGTTGTGCGCCCCGACGCCGACCCCGAAGCGAGTCCGGAACCCGGCCGACTGCCGGGCCATCGCCTGCGCATCGCCGAAGACGATGCGCGCCTGGTCGCGGGTGGTGGCCAGCGAATACACCTCGGCGCCGCCTTCACCGTCGGCGGCCAGCATGTACAGGGCGACCGCCGAAGAAAGGGCCGATTTTCCCGAGCCGCGGGGCACTTCAATATAGGCCCGGCGAAAGCGCCGCTTGCCATCAGGTTTCACCCAGCCGAAGACGGTGGTCAGGATGAAAACCTGCCAGGGCTCCAGGTGGATCGGTTGCCCGGCCAGCGGTCCCTTGGCGTGCGGCAATCGCTCCACAAATGCGCACAGGTTGTCGGCGGGCTGGAAACTGCGCCCCTGCTTGTCGGTGAGCTTCGGGTTGAAGCGGTAGGGGCTATCTTTGCCCCGGAACCGTTTCAGGTCGTCGAGCTGGCGCTGGCAGGCCAGGCGCACCCACTTGCACGCGGCAATCTCTTCCCCAACCACGGCTTCGGCATATCGCCTGGCACTGGCGACATAGTTGCGGGTCGCCATCAGCCAGCGATCTCCGACCAGGGATCCGACTCGGTCGTCGATTCCGCCGGCAGCGAGATGCGCGATCGCGCGGCCGGCGTAAAGCCCATCTCGGCCTCGTAGCCCTTCATCTCCAGCGCGAGATCCCGGATCACGTCCATCAATGGCGAGCGCCGCAGGATGTCGCTGGGCGTCTTGATGATCATCCCCGAGACGCCAGCGCGATTGATCTTGGACAGTGCCTCGCGGTACAGACCCGAGCAGTTGGCCCAGCGCTCCAGCACCGCGCCGTCGAGTGCCGACAGCAAACCGGGTGGTGAATTAGCCACGGCGTAGTTCCACGCTTCCTTGGCGCTGTCCGACATGTACTCGGGCGGGGTGCAGAGCGCCGTTGTCGGCTTCGGTTCGCGCACGTTGGTCCGGCACTTCTGCAGCGTCCCCTTGATGTTCTTGACAATCACGGGCAGAGGCTTTCGTCCGGGCATGATTTAAGGGGTCTCGGGAATGGCTGAAAGCCTTGTAAACAGGGGCTTTCAGGGCCAAATCGCATAAAAAAGAGTTTTTCATTTTGCACGCACAAAAAATTGATCACGCGCACGCATATGGCATGTGCATCTGTAGAGATTGAAGGCCCCTAAGGGGTTGTAGGCCGGCGGCCGGCTGTCTCTCGGGCCGTTTTAGCGTTATGGCATCTAGTACAAATGCATTCCAGATTGCTCTCATCATATCTGGCGCCGCCGTCCTTGATCGGCAGGACGTGGTCCACGACCTTGGCGGGAACTAGCAGCCCACGTGCCGCGCACAACTGGCACACCGGGTGCGCACGCAGAAGCGCAGCACGCACCGCACGCCACTTGGCGGACTGGTAAAAGCCGAGTTCCGTGTCGAAGCCACGCCGTGCGCGACCGTAGTCCCGATGCTGGCCGGCACGGTGCGCATCGCAATAGCCGGGGCTGGTCAGCACCGCACCACAACCTGGGTGTCGGCAGGGCGTGGGCGCACGCAGCGGCATTCGCATCTTCCTTTGTGGAAACGCTTGGCTTCGTGATTGAACAGCGCGTTCATGTGCTCGTCATCAACCCCGATCAAGGAGATCGCCATGACCACGAAGATCCAACTCACCGACACCCAGCGCATCGTCCTCGAACACGCCGCCGAGCAACCCGATGGACGCCTGGCTTGGTTCCCCGACAACGTCAAGGGTGGCGCCCGCAAGAAGGTGATCGAGGGCCTGTGCAACAAGGCCTTGATTACCGGCAGCGACGCCGACTGCTTTATCTCGCCGGGTGGCTACGACGCCCTGGGGCGCACGCAGCCGGCGGCGACCACACATCCCGACCCCGACGTCGAGGCGGCCCTGGTGGCCACCGAGGCGCAATGGGTGGCAGAGAAGCACGAGACGACGACGCAGCCCCGCACCCGCGCGAACAGCAAGCAGGCGGCGGTGATCCAGATGCTGCAGCGTCCAGAGGGGGCGACGATCCCGCAGATCTGCGAGGCCACGGGATGGCAAAGCCACACCGTGCGCGGCACGTTTGCCGGCGCGTTCAAGAAGAAGCTCAAGCTCACCATCACTTCCGAGAAACCTCAGGGTGGTGAGCGCATCTACCACATCGGGTAGTCACCGAAGGGGTGATTGGAAACATCCAGCCGCCCCGCAATGATTGAGAACGCGCTTGGCTTCTGCAGCGAACAGCGCGTTCATCTGATTGCCATCCACCCACCGGGAGCCCTCTCATGAACACCAGCACCAGACCATCTGCCGCCGACTTCCATCTCAAGCGACTGCGCCCTTTGGTGGGCGGGACGATCACCAACCTGGCCAGAACGGGCGTCGACGAGTACGGCGACGAATTCTTCGGGCTGGTCATCGCCCTGCCCGACGGCCAGACGCGAACTCTCACCTTCCTCGCTGACGACGAAGGGAACGGTCCTGGCAGCTTCCAGCTTGACGGCCAAGGCTGAGGCGATCACGAGCGGGACGCCCGGGCGATCAATTGATTGTTATTGCGCTTGGCTTCTCAATCAAACAGCGCGTTACTACGGGTGTCGCAGCCAACCACCGCAAGGAGCCCGCCATGACCACCAAGCAAACCATCCAGACCACCGTGACCGACACCAACGGTCGTCTTCAGGGCGCGATGGACATCCAGGTCGAGTTCAGCGATTTCGTGCCGAACATCATCATCCACGACGGAAAGACTTTCTTCGCAACTGGCAAAGAGGGCGTCAACACGAAGACTGGCAGCGCCGTGATCGAAGCGGCAAGCGACGACGACAGGGCACGCATCTGGATTGCACGCGACGCATCGCGCATTTGGGAGGACTGAACGCCACGCAAAATGATTGAGAAAGCGCTTGGCTTGTGTTCCTGGTAGAGCAATCATGTCTTTGTCATCAACGCAAACGCAACCGGGAGAAACACCATGACCACCAACCAAACCATCCGCAAGCACACCAACTTCAACAGCAACGACTACGCCTACCTCGCCGCCAAGGTGGACAGACGACGCGATCATCGAGCGTTGGAACATCGAAGCCAAAAGCGGCAAAGGCCCCTGCTTCTGGACCGGGCCCGCGCGCAGCAAACTGGCCGCAGTGACCGGTCGCAAGTAAACAGCCAAACACAACAGGGAGAGACGCCATGACCACCGCCAACCCGATCCCCGCCACCGAGAACGAAGCCTGGGGCTTCTTTGGCGGCATGAAGGACAACGCCGAACTCGCATGGCCTTTGGCGATCAGCGCAATCTCGGACGCCACCGGCGAGCCTCTCGAATCGGTCAGGGTCTTTCTCGACAGCCGTCACGGGCGACACTTCTCTGATGATGTCCGCAACCAGATGCTGGTTGGCAAGGGCATCGAGCAGGCGATCCAGGGCGCCGTCAACAGTGGATGGGGTGGACGATTAATCTCCAGACCAGCAAACAGTACGGCATCCCGCGGGGCTTGCCCCTCCTGACCGGATTCGTGCTTCACCACGCGATCGCCGAAGAACTTGCCGCCTGATCTAACACGGCATCAAAGTCCAAGCCATCCGACTCACGGGTGGCTTGTGGACGCCCAAAAGGTTCCATTGTGGTCCATTGTGGTCTACCATGGGACCTTCTGAACCAAGGAGTCCGTCATGGCGGTGAACGTCAAACTTTCATCCGCGCTCGTTGATCAAGCCAGACGCTACGCCACCGTACAGCATCGCTCTGTCCCCAAGCAGATCGAGTACTGGTCGCAGATCGGCAAGATTGCGGAGGAGAACCCCGATCTATCGTTTGCCTTGATTCGCGACATCCTGATCGCGGACCAGGAAGAAGCCGTCGGCGAGTATGAGTTCAGTTGATGCGCGTTCTGGTCACGCCCTCGTTCGTCCGAGCCACCAAGAAGCTGCATCTTCCGCAAAAGACAGAACTCGACCAGGCCGTGCGTGCCATCAGTAATGATCCGGCCATCGGCGACGCCAAGGTCGGGGATCTTGTTGGCATCCGGGTCTACAAGTTCCGGCTCTCGAATCAGCTCTGTCTGCTGGCCTACCGTATTCTCGATGCGGAGAGCATCAAGCTCCTGACGTTCGGCCCCCACGAGAACTTCTATCGGGACCTCAAGCGCGTGGAGAATTGAGCGCCGACCGTCCGAAGTGCTCAGCAGCAAGGGCTCGGGGAACGACCGGTAGGGACTCAAACATACTGGAAGCATTCGCTTCAACGACACCACGCCAAATGCCTGACGACGTTTTCCGCTGACATTGTTGGGTGCCAGGAACGGCACTCACGTCAGCGTGGCGACCTCGTTCGCGACGCTGTATGAACGATCATCTGCAGAGTGCGGTCCGAGTGACTTATGCAGCGTTTCGGGACCACCGCTGACTTGGCTGCCGTCTTTGGTCCAAACTGCCAAGACGAGGTCGATCATGGGAACCTACATTTCACTTTTGCGTTTTACGGATCAAGGGATTCGTTCCGTTAAGGACACGACAAAACGCGCCGAGGCAGTCGCCGAAGGCGCAAAGAAGTTCGGTGCCCGCGTAACCCAACTCTACTGGACCATGGGTAGCTACGATCTGGTTTCCGTTGTCGAAGCACCGGATGACGAGTCCGCAACCGCGTTCTGCCTCGCCCTCGGTGCGCAGGGGAATGTTCACACGCAGACTCTGCGAGCTTTTTCCAAGGACGAGATGAACGCCATTCTTGCCAAGATGGCATAGCAGCCTGAGACCTGCGGCGATCAACCAGGGCGCCGTCAACCGGCGCCCGCTGCCTGCGCTCGCCCATTAGCGCCCACCGTTCAGACAGATCCCAACCCCGCAGAGAGCCGTTCGAGACCAGTATCCGGGGATGCTTGAATCATCTGGTTCTCGCCGAGGGTCATCCCGTCAGACTCACGGGTGCCTTTTTCGCCTGAGTAGTCCTGCCAGCGGCGAACAATCACGTCGCAGTATTTCGGATCGAGTTCCATCAGTCGCGCGCACCGGCCTGCCTTTTCCGCGGCGATCAAGGTGGTGCCCGGACCGCCGAAGGCATCCAGTACCAGGTCGCCCGGGCGGCTGGAATTGCGGATCGCGCGCTCGACCAGTTCCACCGGCTTCATCGTTGGATGCAGATCGTTTTTGACCGGCTTCTTGATCTGCCACACGTCGCCCTGGTCACGGTCACCGCACCAGTGGCGTTTGCCGCCCTCGGGCCAGCCGTAGAGCATCGGTTCGTACTGCCGCTGGTAGTCGGCGCGACCCAGGGTGAACGTGTTCTTCGCCCAGATGATGAACGTCGGCCAGTGGCCACCGGCGGCGCGAAACGCAGACTGCAGCACGTCGAGTTCGCTGGACGACATCGCGATGTAGACCGCGCCATCGCACCGTGCCAGTGCCGGGGTGAGGGCGGCGATCAGGAAGTCGTAGAACCCGTCGCCCAGGTTGTCATTCAGGATCGCGCGGTTCTTGCCGCGCAGTTTGCCCTTCGGCGTGTTGGCGTAATTCACGTTGTACGGCGGGTCTTGCCAGAGCATCGACACGCGATCGGTACCGAGCAGTCGCTCGTAGCTCTCGGCAACGGTGGCGTCACCGCAGAGCAAGCGGTGTTTCCCGAGTACCCAGACATCGCCCGTTCGTGATACCGGCGTCTCCGGTAGGTCCGGAACAGCGTCGTCGTCGGTTTCGCCTGCCGTCGTCGTTTCCTCGCCGGCCATGATTTCCAGCAACTGTTCGGCATCGAAGCCGGTCAGCGCGAGATCGAAGTCGTCGAGCTTCAACTCATCGAGTTCGAGGCGGAGAAGATCATCATCCCATTCGGCCCAGGTCGCCGAGCGGTTGGCCAGCAGGCGAAAGGCCTTGATCTGCGTCGGCGTCAGGTCGTCGGCGAGGATCACCGGCACGGTCGCGAGGCCCAGCTTACGGGCCGCCTTCAAACGCAAATGGCCATCCACGAGACGCCCATCGGACTGCGCGATGCAGGGAATCCGAAAGCCGAACTCCTGGATCGCGGCGGCCATCTGATCGACGGCATGATCGTTCTTGCGCGGGTTGCGCGCGTACTCGATCAGCCGGTCAATCGGCCACTGCTCAAAGGTCAGCATCGTCGCTCTCCAGTCGCTCGCCGGCGACCTCGGCAAAGGTCTGGCCGGTCGCTGCGAGCGTTACCGGCACGGCAGGGAAGTTCTGCTGAAAACGCTTGATCGCCACATCCACGTACTCGGGGGCAATCTCAACGGACCGTGAAATGCGGCCAGTACGCTGTGCGGCGAGCATCGTTGTGCCTGAACCGCAGAAGGGTTCGAAGACAATGTCGCCTGCGTCCGAGTAGGCCTCGAGGAGAAACTCTGGTAGCGCGATGGGAAAGACGGCCGGATGGTCGATGCCTTCGCCGATCTTGCCCTTGTGGCGCATCACCCGGATCACCGAGTCGGGGATCCGGTTGTCCTGCGCGGGTTGGCCCGCTGCCGTCCAGCCGCCGACCTCGCCATTCTTACCGCGCATCGCTGTGGAGGACCCGTCTGCGCGCAGGTGCGATTCCTGACCGGCGTGCTTGCACGGCACGATCTTGTTCGGCTTGCGGCTCTGCCGGTTGAAGTGGAAGACGAACTCGAAGCTCGGGGCGAAACGTCCGGCCCAGTCGCC